CATGGTATTTCATTTCCTACTGCCGGGGCCTGCGTCCGTTTGTCATCAAGGTGGAGTGGGATGAATACACGGACAAAATCAAGGAAGCCTTGGATGAATTTAAAGCGGAATATCGGGATAAATACGATCTCATTATGCCGCGCATCCGCCCGGCAGCAGAAGGGAGGGCGGCATGAGAACGAAGGCAAGAGCTATCCACCGGCCCGGCGTGATGAACAAAACGGAAGCCGCCTATGGCTTTTACCTGTCTGACCTCCAAAACAAGGGGGAAATACGGGAATTCAAGTTTGAAGCCGTCAAACTGATCTTGGGGAACCGCTGCTCATACACGCCGGATTTCATGGTTGTCCGCCCAGACGGCACCCTTGAATTCCACGAAGTGAAAGGCTTTTGGCGCGACGATGCCAGGGTAAAAATCAAGACGGCCGCCGACAAGTTCCCCTTTGTTTTTATCGCTGCCAAGCAGACAAAAACGGGTTGGGAAATCGAAACAATCCAGGAAGGAGAAAATTGAAATGAATAGATTTAAGAAAACATATAGAGAATGCCTTTGCTTAGTATCATCAGGAGGTTTTGTCGCAGGATGTATTTATCCGATCGTTGGTTGGAATAATGGTCTACATGTTATTACAGAAGATAAAAACGGTGAACCATTGGATTATTTGCTTCATAATGGGGGGGGCGGTGATCCTGTTGAAAACGAATATGGGATAACAGGCGATCTTGCGGCGGTAGATGATAGATTCGACGAAGAACAAGGAAACTTAATATTCCGAACTTTGGTTGACGGTAAAATCGACACATATCCGTGGGAACTTGAACAGAAGGGAGGGGCCGAAAATGAAACTGACGCCTGAACAGAAAGCTTTTTACGAGTACGGGAAAGCCCGTGAGGCTCTTCGGATCTTTAAGACGGACTTTGCATACCGGGAAGAAACTTTAAGAGAATTCTACGAGAACTATGTATGTGAAGCCTGGCAGAAGCGGGCCGCGTGCAGGGCGTGGATGCCTTTAAAGGAGCGAAATTGCAAAAACTGCATGCACCTTTATCGCGACACCAAATCTGGTTCCCCTTGTTTTTGTTGCTCAGGGATTGACGGCGAAATTCCCGATAACTGGGAGCCGAGAAAGGAGGGGGAGTGAAGAAGTACCTCTTTGATCTTCCGCCCCGTGATCCTGCACGGAAACCCTATGCCGCGGGGCTGACCCCGGAAGCGGATGCCTGGGCCAAGGCCAACAAGCACCGCATTGGAACGCATCGGTCCTCGTGGTGCCAGCCGCAGTATTCCGCTTTTGTGGGCAACATCGACATGATTGCGGAGTTATGCACCCTGTATGATGACTATGGGCTTATTGCCTACGCCAACACCAAGGGCGCCGCCGTCCAGCAGCTTTATAATAATCTCCAGGAGCGGAAAGCCACAGTGGAAGATGCCTTGCGTTTCCTGCTGGGCTACCTCCATGACGATGATGTCAAAAAATATGCCGCGGCATTTGGCCTTGAAGAGGTGGCGGACGCCGTGGGCACCAATCCGGGCGGGAATCCGCATAACTCATTGATGCTCGACCCTGCCCAGATGGGCGGCACCGTGGCGGACGGAAAGGAGGGAAGATGAACACGTTTAACACTCCAAAAACCGAGAAAACTACCAACGTGTGGCTCACTCCGCGCTACGTCTTGGACTTGCTGGGGCATTTTGACGTTGACCCCTGCGCCGCTACGGTGCGTCCGTGGGATTGTGCCCGTGTTAACTACACCGTGGAGGATAACGGCCTTCTGATGCCATGGGAGGGGCGCGTATGGCTTAACCCTCCTTATGGGAATGAAGCAGAAGCGTTCATGGAGCGCATGAGTATGCACCAAGGCGGAGGGCTGGCACTCATTTTCATGCGCTCTGATACACGCTGGTTCCAGCGATGCGTGCTGCACCGTGCCCGGTATCTGTTCTTGTGGCGGGGCCGCATCCGCTTTTGTCGCCCGGATGGCGAGACTCCCGGAAACCAGCCCAACGCGCCGAGTTGCCTTGTGGCGTGGGACAGCCAAGAAGCACCCCTGCTGTACACGCTGCAAAATCAGGGACTCGGAAAAGTCGCCGTCTTATGAACTACAACCCCCAACTGACGCTTTTTTGATTATGGCCGGAGACTGGATAAAGGTTGAACACACAACACCCGACAAGCCCGAAGTGGTGAAGTTGGCCGACATGCTTGGCATTGATCAAGATGCCGTGGTCGGCAAGCTTCTTCGCCTCTGGATTTGGGCGGATCAACAATCCGTCTCTGGTAACGCTATCACCGTTACAAATTCGTTTCTCGACCGTCTCGTATTCTGCCCCGGTTTCGCCGCTGGGCTTGTCAAAGTCGGCTGGTTGAATGGACGCAATGGCCTCCTTTCAATCCCCAATTTTGACCGCCATAATGGCCAAACCGCTAAGAATAGGGCCAATACGAACCGCCGAGTTGCGAATCACCGAAAAGGACGTAACGATGAAACCGTTACAGATGTAACGCCCGAACCGTTACAAAAACCGTTACCAGAGAAGAGAAGAGAAGATAATACTACTACACCAACTACAACCGGGCGCGAAGTCTGCCAATTTCCGCAGGACGTGTCCGAAATTGACCGCTTCATGGCCGCTCAAGTGCTGCACCCGCTCGGAGACGAGCTTACCCGGTGCGCCGAACGGTTTTTCAACGAGCAAGCCGCCGTTGGCTGGAAAAACAAGCACGGCATCCCCCTGGCGGACTGGCGGCCCCTGGCCCGCCAATACGCCGCCACCTGGGCCCGCAACAACTCGGCCGAAGCTGGCTTAAAGCCCGCCAATGCCGCGGGAACCGCATCAAAATCAACACCTAAACCATCACGAAGAGATGAATTCTGGACAGACTGACGACCCCATTGACGCCCGGCACGCCCTCAAAGGTGCCGACATTGAAAGCCTCTTGGCATCCATGACAGCGCTTGCCACGGATGACGGAAGAAGCATTGAAGAACTGGAAGCGGAAGCGCTTGCCGCCGAGAAACAGTGGGAGGAAGAACGCAAGGCAACCTATGAACGGCTGGACCTGGTTGACCGCGGATTTCCTCGCCGGGCGATTGATTGCCTCGACGAAGTGACCGGAGAACCATGGAAGAAGGCCCTCCGTGATGCCTATCGCCTTGTTTTGACTCCTGGAAGCATCATTGTACTAAATGGACGCTACGGCACCGGGAAAACGGTTTTAAGCACGTTTCTTGCCCGCGTCATGTACCGGCGCAAAAAGCGCGTCCTCTACTCCAAGGCGTATGACTACACGATGGCCCTGCGGGAGACGTTCAACGGCGGCGGCTCTGAATCGTCCGTCATGGCTCGCTACAAGGCGCCGTATCTGCTGGTCCTGGACGAGTATCACGAGGTAAAGGACACGGACTTTACAGGCCCGGCGCTGGAACGGCTCATTGACTACCGGCACCAGAACGGCAAGCCGACCATCATCATTGCCAACTACAGCCCCGCCGTCCTGGAGGATCGCCTCGGCCCGGCCATTGTTTCCCGCATCCATCTATGCGGCACCATCATCACGTGTGATTGGCAGTCCTACCGTGAGATCAACTACAACCTCCGGGAATAGCCCTGGAATCTCGTATACCCCCTGGAATCTCGTATAGGGGGCGCGTTTTTATCTTGGAAAGATCAAGATTGTTTCTTTGTAGACCGCCCCCTTGTATCAAACGCCGGGATATTTAATTTTCTCCTTGCTTTTCCGATAACTTGTATTGATTTGCCTGTTTTATTAGCGACTTCTTTATCAGTCATTGTGCCCAGCAGGGATTTAATGTATT